CAAATGGCTAATACAACTTTTAATGGTCCCGTCCGTTCTGAGAACGGTTTTGAGGTTATTAACGTCAATGCTACTACAGGTGCAGAAACGAATGTTTTTGATGTTGCTTCTACAGGTATTGTTACAGACAAATACGTCAAGCACGTTGGTTTTGCCACGGGCGTTACCGTAAACAGCACAGCGGGTGACAGCCCCGCAATTGGCGAGTTTACCCAGCCCGCCAACACCATCATTACCGACATTAAGATTTTCTGTGTTACCGCTCCAGTTATTGGAACGGGAGATATTGGTTATGAGGTTGGAACGTCTAGTTCAGGCGCACAAATTGTCGCTGCGATAACAGATGAAATCCTTGATGGTGGAACAACCGTTGTTGTTGGCAACGTGACGACTACTACACTAGTAGCAACGACACAAAGCGCAACTACTGCTCCAGTTTCCGCTCAATATGCGTCAGCAGAACGAACCATCTACTGCAACATCACAAACACCGTAGATGCTACGACAGCAGGCTCCTTTACGTTCATTATTGAATACGTTCAGGTAGCTTAACTTAAATGGGGGGAGGCAACTCCCCCCCTTAAAAGGAGGTCATGATGGCTGATGCTGTAACAGCAACTACAGTGCAAGATGGAGACAGAAACGCTGTTTTCTATTGCACAAATACAAGTGATGGAACGGGAGAAGCAGCGGTTACGAAGGTTGATGTGTCAGCTTTAGCATCTCGAGCCGACGGAACAGCTTGCACCAAAGTTCGTATTAAAAAAATTGTTTTTTCTAATGTTGGAATGGGCGTTAAGATTTTGTGGGACGCTTCTACAGACGTTATCGCAGTTCAATTACCCGCAGATTATTCCGACACGTTAGATTACTCAGAAATTAGTGGACTTCCTAATGTTGCAGCGTCAGGCGGCAACACGGGTGATATTCAGTTTACTACAGTGGGACACAGTAGTGGGGACACTTATTCCATAGTTCTCTACTGCATAAAAGAGTATTGATACCGTGACTGAAGATAAGGAAAGACAGAATGAAATAGACCTTATTAAACTTCAAGGTGAAATAAAGATTCTGTCGGAACGTATCGAGGTCATTAAAACGAATGATTTACACCATGTTCAAAAATCCCTCGACTTTATTGTAAAGATACTTTGGGGGGTAGGATTTTTAATTTTGGGTCAGTTAGCAGTAGGTTTGCGGTTGACCCTTTGGGGATAGGTAAAAGAAATGGCAACTTCTGGTTCGGTTGATTTTAACCTGGATATGGCCGAGATTACAGAAGAGGCCTTTGAGAGGTGCGGTTTAGAGTTTCGCACTGGATACGACAGCAAAACAGCCCGTAGGTCATTGAATTTGCTTTTTGCGGATTGGGCAAATAGGGGTCTTAACTTATGGACAATTGAACAAGTCACTCAAACGATGGCTCAGTTGTCTAGTACATCCGCTGTAACTTCTTATCCCGTAGGGGCAATAACAGCTACGGTTGGTGCTTCTACTAATCTTAGTATTGGTGAGACTATAACAGGTGCCACGAGTGGCACTACCGCTTCTGTCATTACAAAGCCCTCTTCTACCACTATCACAGTAACCATTCCTTCTGGAGCGTTTACGGCTGGAGAAAACATAACTGGATCCAGTAGTGCAGCTACCACTACTATTAGTGCTGATCCAAGTTTAGCAGACGTTCAGTGTTCAGGGGACATTCTGGAAGCTGTAATTAGACGTAGTGATGAAGACATATCAATCACTCGCATTAGCCGACAGGAATATCTGAGTATACCTAAAAAAACGACTCAAGGTCGCCCCACACAGTTCTATATGGATCGTCAGATTACTCCATCAATTTCAGTTTGGCCTGCACCTGAAAACTCTACGGACTCTTTAATTTATTACAGAGTTAAAAGAATCCAAGATGCGGATGCTGCGGTCAATACAGCAGACATTCCTTTTCGGTTTCTTCCGTGCCTTATAGCTGGGCTGTCGTATCAAATTGCTTTGAAACGATCTCCTCAACGCATTGAAGCTTTAAAACTTATTTACGAAGAAGAGTTTCAGAGAGCTTCTAGCGAAGACATTGATCACGGAATACCTCTTCGTTTGGTTCCAACATATCAGTCGTTAAGGATTTAGTATGGCTCGATTTTCTGGAGGAAAATACGCTTTAGGTATATCAGACAGATCTGGCAGAGCCTATCGTCTTAAAGATATGGCTTTGGAATGGACGGGAATGCTCGTGGGACGAGATGAGTTTGAGGAAAAACAGCCACAGCTTGATCCTCGTCATCACATTACAGACCCGCAAGCTTTAAGAATTAGTAGGCCTGCTCGAACTGAACCTGCTGTCGAAGTTCTTCTTGCTTTTGATGCCTTTAAGTCTGGAACGAGTGGTTCTGCTGTAATTACGGTCAATGAGCCGGGTCATGATCGTAGTACAGGAGACACAGTGAGGTTCAGAAAAGTAGAAGCGTTCGATGGTTTTACGGAGGCTGCGTTAGAAAGTTCCGCTGGTTTTTCAATTACTAAAGTAGACAGTGACAATTACACCTTTACGTCTGGAAGTGGGACAGCAACGTCCGGAAACGTAAAAGGTGGAGGAGGATCTGCCTCCGCTGGACCTGTAACAGTGAGTGCATGATATGGCGTATACCTTTACAACACTAAAAACGGCTATTCAAGATTACACGCAGAATGCGGAGTCCACCTTCGTAAGCCAGCTTTCTCGTTTTATTATTAATGCCGAAGAACGCATTCTAAAAGAATGCCAGCTTGATGTTTTTAGAAAAAATTCCCAGGGTAGCACAACTTCTGGGAACCAGTATCTTTCTAAGCCTACTGACTTTTTAGCTCAAAATTCTTTAAGTGTAATTAATTCTTCGAGTAAAGAATTTCTTTTGTATAAACAAGTAACAGCACTACAAGATTACACCCCAAATCCTACAACGACAGGAACGCCTAAATATTACGCTGATTGGGACAACGATACTTTCTTGCTGGCTCCAACTCCTGACAGTGCTTATACAGTAGAACTTCATTACTTCTACAGGCCTACGTCCATAACGGATAGTTCTGACGGAACAAGTTGGCTAGGAACTAACGCAGAACTAGCTCTTTTATACGGAAGTCTTGTTGAAGCCTACACTTTTATGAAAGGTGAGGCGGATATATTGCAACTATACAACGCAAGATTTCAAGAATCCTTGCAATGGTTAAAGAACCTTGGTGAGGGTCTCCAAACCAGAGATCAATATAGATATGACCGGGTTAGGAGGGACGTTGCTTAATGTTTGACAGCGAGAGCATGGCGGGAGTCAGTGACGCTCTGGTGTTTACAACAACTGATAGAGGGCATTCCCCCGAAGAAATGGCAGAAATGGCTTTAAATAAAATTATGCTGGTTTCGGAAGATGCTCCCCCCGTTATACGGGATCAAGCGATAGCACATAGAGATAAGTTGAAGGAAATACTTATTTTTTATATGAATAGAATGGCTCAGAGTGAAAGAACTACAATCTGGGCTCTTATGAAGAAGCAAGGTCAAGATGACTTGGCCGAAATTATAAGGAGGCTGTGATGGCAGTTGGATCTTCCGCTATCTGCGGAACTTTTAAGAGAGAGATACTTGCGGGTATTCATTTCTGGACAGCACATACGCGGACGGGGTCTAGTGCAATTTCAGCAGACACCTTCAAGATTGCGATGTTTACTAATAGTTCGTCTATTGATGCAGACACTACAGGATACACCACCAGCAATGAAGTAAGTGGCACAAATTACACGGCTGGCGGCAACACTTTGTCAAGTGTAACGATAGGTCTTGCTGATAATAGTAGTTCTGTCCCTACGGCTTTTGTTGATTTTGCAGACACTACTTGGTCTAGCTCTACTATAAGTAGTGCAAGAGGTGCTTTAATTTATAACAGCACATTAAGCACTGCTGGCACAGGATCTACAACAAATCACGCGGCTGACCCTGCGGTTGCGGTTATTAATTTTGGCGGGGACAAATCGTCAAGTGCGGGAGACTTTACCATTCAGTTTCCAGCAAATGACGCTAACAATGCGATAATCAGGATTGCCTAATGGCGTTAATTACTGGCTGGGATAGAAGCACTTGGAACTCCGGAGCGTGGAATAGTCCTATTCCCGTTGAGGTTACCGGTGTTTCTGCGGCTAGTGCAGTTGGTTCAGCTACGGTAAGTCTTCCAGTTAGTGTTTCTGTCACAGGTGTTTCAGCGGCAAGCGGGATAGGATCTGTTTCTGTTCTTGCACCTGTCACGGTAACACCAAGCGGGGTTTCAGCGGCAAGCGGGATAGGATCGCCTACCCTTGTAACGAACT